CATTAGGAAACTGCTTATAAAAGTACAGCCGGAAAACGGATGAAATGATATAAAATATTTTAATAAAAAGTAAAAAGGTGAAGTACTAAGATAAATGCGAAAAGAGTTGTAACTCGGCTCGCATTTATCTTTTTTTATATAAAAACAACGATAATGCGTTGGAGTTTAACTCTGACGCATTATTTTTTTACCCAAAATGAGGAGGTGAGAAGGTGAGGGTAAGACAGAGAAAAACTTATAAGCGTCTAACCTACGAGGATAGACAAAAGATTGAAACTCTGTACAAAGAAGGAAAAACGATAGATGAGATGGCACTTCTGATGGGAGTACACTCAACAACCATGTACAGAGAAATAGCAAGAGGTGGAGAGCCGTACAGTGCGGACAAGGCACAGCAGGCGATCTAAGTCGGAGGCTATATGGAAACACTGGATATTAAAACGGCTATTCAGATAGCTAAGATACTGGCAGCAGCTCCAAATGAAAGAATCCCTATGATACTAGATGTTTTTAGTAAGGCGGAAGTTGAGATTAATGGACTTGATGAACTTTCAGAATGGATAGCACTAAGTAGGCAGACGGCTCTAATTGATACAGAGGATTTTGTAAAAGAGCTGATAAGAGACAGAGAAATGACTGAATCGGAGTACAGAATACCTACTTCAGAGTTTAACAGTTACTGCAGTTTAAAAGGTGTCAGTGCCAGATACGCAAGAAAGCATCTGTATGAGAAGGGCTTTATAAGAAGTGGAACTGACAAAGGAAAGATTAATTATACTTTATCCGTTCCGGATCCAACTACAAAGAAACAGATTAGATGTGTATGCATCATACCAAAAACTGAATAGAGAATAAAACTGGGATGCTTCGACCAGTATAAAAACGATGGTGTGGACGAGCCGATGCAATAAGTCGTCTCGGCAGTGGGATATAAGCCTGTATGGAAAACTGTCGTAATTGGGATAGGGAGCGCAAGCCCAAGTAAAATAAAGACGGCTCGGAGGCAATCACACAGTGAGAGAACATCGGAAGCCCGGATGTGTGGGGGCATATCACCGATGACAGGTCTGAAACGACTTGTACTGCAGGCAACCTTATACAGCAACCCAAAGAAAACTCAGGGAGCAAAAGGAACAGTTACTTCTTCAAAACTTTTTGGAGAACCTGTTCCATGACAGACCCAAGAAGCCTAGAGAGCATAAAACAGGTGCAACCAAAGGTCAAGCAGTTTCAGAACAACAAGTAATAGATATTCAATGTGGATAAATGAGTGGATAAGTATGTGGATAACTAAAGGAGGTATAAGAAGGTGAGTACAATGCTTAAAGGTGTAGAGATACCAACATTAAAGAAAAATGATGAGGAGAATCGACTTGAAAGTTCTCTGCAGGAATTGGAGAACAAATACGGCATTCTGGTCAGAGAAATAGAAAATAAGAATAGTGTTTTAATAAGAGAAACAGATCTGTTAAGAAAGTCAATAATCAGACTGGAGAGAAGATTTGATGTAATAGACAGACTTAGACGAAAACTGATATGGACTGTTTTTATATGTACAGGGATAGGGTGTGTTGTTCTAAACGGTGTCATCTTAACTATGCTATTACGATTGCTTTTAGGGAGGTGATAAGACTTGAAGATGGCATTAAAAGAGGGACAGATATTTATAAAGGAAGCAGATAATGTTCAGTTTCAGATTATAAAAAGTTGGGGAAAGATGAAATGGAGTAGAGCAAGTCAGACACTAAGTGGAGTAGCAGATATTGAGTTGCTGAATAAGTTAGCTGGCCTTGTGAACCTTCCAGTGAGCATAGAAGCTGAGCGAAAGCGACTTAATAGAATAATGGCAGCGGTAGACAAGGAAAGAGTAAATGAGAACCCTGTACCAATGATAGAACCACCGATTAAGGTATCACCATTTAAGCACCAGATCAGAGGGTACAACATGGCACTAATGGTTCTTGGACTAATTGAGCCACCAGTAGAAAATGAGAGGTAAGAATGACTGACTTTAAGAAAAAAATTATTGAACCACTACAGTACGCAAAATTTGAGTATAAGCAAAGGTATATGCAATTACCTTATTCACATACACAATCTGAGGAAGTTAAGCAATTTATGGAAATAGTGACAGCATTAGATATGGCTATTGATATGTTGGAAAGGCAAGAAAGAATGGAAAATGATGAAAAAGACAAGTAAGTACTACAAGAAAGTTATATCACAACTTGAAGACTTATATCAGAATTCAAAGGATATGTCAAAAGATGGAAGTAGAATATGGCGTGACGATATGGAGGCTTTACAGGTAGCCATGGATATCATTGAAGACTATGAGAAAATGTCTGAGCAGGTGTCAAGGCTGGTTAACAAATATGAGGTAGGAAAGCTACTTGTAAAGAGAAATACCAGTATATATTCATGTCCTGAGTGTGGAAGCTTAATAAAGAAAACTAATAGAAATCACTGCTACAACTGTGGACAAAGAATATTATGGCTAAAAAAGAAGGATGGAAAAGTAGTGAAAGGAAATCTCAGATGAAACTAGGTGCTTTATTTAGTGGAAGCGGAGGGTTCGAGCTGGCGGGGCAGCTTGTAGGTTTTACTCCTGTATGGGCAAGTGAGATAGAGCCTTTCCCTATATTAGTGACAACAAAAAGATTTCCTAGGATGTTGCACCTTGGTGATATTAAAAAACTTGATGGTGCGAAAATGCCAAAAGTAGACATTATAACGGGTGGCTCACCATGTCAGGATATGAGCATAGCAGGAAAGAGAGAAGGCCTAGATGGATCACGAAGTAATCTGTTTAGAGAGCAGATAAGAATTGTAAAGGAGATGAGAGAAAGTGATGAGGCAGATGGAAAAACAGGAAGTGATATCAGACCACGATTCATGGTCTGGGAAAATGTACCCGGAGCATTCTCAAGTAACAAAGGAGAAGACTTCAGGTGCGTCCTTGAAGAAATCTGCAGAGTCGCCGATGCAGAAGTTTCTATTCCTGGACCTCCGAAAAACAAATGGGAAAAGAGTGGAACAATCATGGCAGATGGCTACTCCGTGGCGTGGAGAACACTTGATGCACAATACTGGGGAGTTCCCCAGCGAAGAAAAAGAATCTACCTTGTTGCAGATTTTGGAGGTGAATCCGCACCCGAAATACTATTTGAGCAAGACAGCTTGCGAAGGGATTCTTGTAAGAGCAGAGAGGAAAAAGAAGAAGCTTCCGGAAATTTTAGAGAAAGCATTGAGAAATCAGGTGAATGTCAATTTATAGTTATAGAAAATCATCCAGCGGACAGCAGAGTAGATATATGCAAAGATGGCAAAGTTCAAACTCTTACCGGCAGGATGGGCACTGGAGGAGGAAATATTCCTATACTCCTTGAAGAAATAAAAGCATTCCATATCACACAAGATCCAATAAGTATGAAGATTTCGCCTTGTTTGACACAAGGAAATTCAAATACGGGGCAAGCAACCATAGGAGTTGTAATCCCGGTAATGGATAAAGCTTCAAGATACAAGAGCCAAAAGACGGCAAACGGCTTTGGAGTAGAAGATGATCATGCTTATACCTTAACTACAGCTGATAGGCATTCAATTGCTTATTCAATTGACAGGGCAGCGTTCAATCAAGGTGTGAATGCAAAGTATGACATAGGTATTGCAGAAGATATTGCACAAACAATTGTCGCCAGAGGACCCAGTGCAGTCGCATATGAGACATATGCTATACAAAGCTTTGGAGAATACAAGCCTTCGGGTAAGGCCTCTTCAATTAAGCAAAGGGACTTTAAGGATGCTACAGATTTAGTTGTGGCTTTTGAGCCCGGGACAGTTTCCAGAGTTGGTGGACATTACTATGAAGATGGGAAGACAGGTACGATCAGAGCAAAGCCGGGAGACAACCAGCGGACGATTATAAATGATTACATAGTACGCAGGCTGACACCGACAGAGTGCGGAAGACTTCAAGGATTTCCGGATGGTTGGACTGACAATCTTGCCATAGCAGAGCCTACGGAGGACGATATCCTGTACTGGAGAATGATATTCAAGGAACATGCAGAAGCACTTGGAGAAAAGAAAAAGGAAAAGACTGACAATCAAATTAGAAAGTGGCTGCAAAATCCTGAAAGTGATTCAGCCAAATATAAGATGTGGGGCAACGGAATAGCTTTGCCATGTGCCAAATTTGTAATGGAAAGAATTGCACAAGAGCTACAAAGGAGAAGTATGAAGGAAATAACAATAAATGTTCCGGATGGAACGCAATTACTGCATGTATTGGCGGTGATAGATAAGGGTAAAGAAATCCACTATGAAACAAAGTTCTGTGATTTAAGAGACGGAGATATAGAATACAAGTTTGATTCATGCGGTGAGGATGGTGCAAATGAATAAAGGATTTGGATTCCTCTTTGAAATGGGGTGTGGAAAAACACTCACGGCCATAGCTACGCTGGGTACAGCTTATAAACTTGAAAAAATAGAAAAAGTGCTGATTATAGCACCCACATCAGTCTGCAGTGTGTGGCCTAAAGAGTTTGACGATTACGCAGACTTTAAGGCAATAGTAAAAGTTCTTTTGGGAGATAAGGATAAAAGAATTAAGGCGCTCTCTGACTTGAACAGCTTCCCTTTTAAAGCATTAAAGGTTGCCGTGATTAATTATGAAAGCACATGGAGAGAAGATATATTTGAGGCACTATATGAATGGGATTCAGACATGATTATATGTGACGAGAGTCAAAGAATAAAGACTCATGATGCGGAGCAGTCAAAGGCAATCCATAAATTGGGAGACCAGGCACGATACAAACTGATACTGTCAGGAACCCCGGTGCAAAATAATGCTATAGATTTATACAGCCAATACAGGTTCCTAGATTCAACAATATTCGGTACTAATTTCTATCAGTTTAGAAATAGATATGCGATTATGGGAGGATTTAACAGGCGCCAAATAGTTGGCTACAGGGACCTTGACCAGTTAATTCAGAAAGAGCATTCCATCGCTTACAGGGTAACGAAGGATGAGGCTTTGGACTTGCCGGAGCAGACATTCCTTGAGAGAAGAATAACTCTATCTGCAAAGGAAAAGAATATATATAACAAGATTAAAAGAGAAAGCTTTGCAGAGCTTGATGGCGGTGGGAAGGTTACAGTTACAACCGTACTCACGAAGCTCCTAAGATTACAGCAATTTACAGGTGGTTTTTTGGTGGCTGACGGATCCGAAAAAGCAGAGCTTGTAAGTAAAGGAAAGCTTAATGCTTTAGAGGAAATCATTGATGATTATGTGGTAGATGCAGGAAAGAAGCTTGTAATCTTTGCAAGGTTTAGACCGGAGATTGATCTAATCAGTCAAATGCTTACAAAGAAAAAAATCAAGTATGGAGCTATATATGGGGATGTAAAGCTGGAAGATAGAGGAGACATAGTAAAAGATTTTCAGACAAAGCATGATACGAAAGTATTCCTTGCACAGATTGATACTGCAGGACTTGGAATCACTCTGACCGCTGCTGATACCTGTGTGTATTACTCGGTAAACTTCAACTATGCAGCGTACTCACAGAGTCTCGCCAGAATACATCGTATCGGGCAGAAGAATATCTGTACATACATTCATCTAATCACAGAGGGAACGGTGGATGAAACAATACTGAAAGCGTTGGCAAAGAAAGAGGACTTGGCAAAGACTATAGTTGATGAATGGAGAAATTATTTTTAATGGCAAAGATTGATATTTTTAATTCGGAAAATAAATACGATATCCTATACACAGATCCACCATGGCAACAAGGCAGGGGTGGAAAGAAGAGAGCAAGACCAAACAGTACTGGAATGGTTGTTCCATATAAAACAATGGACATCCCAGGGATTATGGAGATTCATAACTATGTTGTAAATGAACTGATGAATGAAAAACACAATGTATTCATGTGGACGATAGACAAATACCTCCCACAGACAGAGGAAATCATGGATCTTCTTGGCTATAAACTTCATGCAAGACTTATATGGGATAAGGGGAATGGACCAGCGCCTGCCTACACAGTACGTTTTGCACACGAGTATATGCTCTGGTTTTATAAGAATGGGAATATCATACTTCCAGACAGGGACAAGCGTGGGGCATTTTCCACGGTACTCAGAGAGAATAGCAAGCGGAATCACAGCCAAAAGCCAGAGTGTGCCTATCAGATATTAGAAACATTCTTCCCAGAGGCAAAGAAGTTGGAGCTTTTCGCAAGAACTGAGCGTAACGGTTGGGATCAATGGGGAAATGAATTATAAATCAAAAAAGGAGCAAATAATGAAAATATTAATGACACTTGATGATAAGGTAAGAGAGTATAAAGAGCTGCTAGATAAGAAGGACGAGCTGGCAGAACAGACCAAGCTCAACAATAAGGCAGTGGAAGATTTGGAGCAAGAAATTGCCCAGATGATGGTAGATGAGGAAAAGCCTGATACCACAGTAGACGGATTTAAATACAGCCTGCAGGAAAAGACTATATACTCCAAAATCGGTGAAGATAAGCTTATGGAAAAGGGCTTGGATTTTTTCGAGGTACTTCGTGAAGAGGGATTTGGTGATTTAATTGTTGAAAGGGTAGATTCAAGAACATTGAATTCAGCAATGAACAATCTTGTAGAGGAAATAGGAGTGCTTCCGGAAGGGCTTGCTGAGTGTTTAAGCGTGTACTCTCAATTAAAAGTTTCAAAACGTAAGGCAAATACTAAGGCATTGAATAGAGCAAGAAATGCAAAGGAGAAAGAATAATGGAAAGTTGCTTTGAGTGGAAAGAAAATCTAAAAGAAAATATGCAGGAAGTGGCCAATAGAACTCTTGAACAAATACAGGAAAATGAAATTCTCTCAGAGGTTAAAAACAGGCATGAGGGATACGGTATATCTGCAGAGCACTATATCATAATGCAGAAAGCGTTTAAAAGCGTAAAAACTGATATGGATGATTTCCTGAAACTTTTACCGGTGGAAGATAAAAATGCTCTAAATACTGTTAGTTCACTATATAATTCAGCCATTGATATGGGAGTGGTTGCAATGGGGTTTGCTGCACAGTGCAAGAGGATACTTGCTGATCTGTATGACAAAGAGAAGTCGCCATTAGAGCAGTACATGGATGAGATGGAGTCAGATACAAAAGACTTTGAAGATGTAGAGGAGAAATAAAATGGCAAAAATAAATTTTACAATCACAAAAGCAAAAAAAGAGCAAATTTGCGTCAAGGTTTTAGTAAGTGGACCTTCAGGAAGTGGCAAATCTTATTCAGCACTTAGGCTGGCGACAGGAATTGCAGGCAGGGTAGGTGAAGGAACAAAGATAGGGTACATAGGTACAGAGGGCATGAGAGATAAGCTCTATGCAAATGAGTTTGACTATGATCTTATCAGTCTTGAAGAGTACAGTCCTGATTATTACATTGCTGCTATAGATGCATTCTTAGATGCAGAATACAAGGTCATTATTATAGATTCTATGACGCACCTATGGAACTGGGTGCAGGACCAGGTACAGGTTACCACCAAGGGTGATAATACATTCCAGGCGTGGGGAAAGTATAAAAAAGAGAATAAGAAGATTATTGAGAAAATACTACTTGCACCGGCACATATCATAGTAACGGCAAGAGGCAAGGATGAGTATGTGCTTGAAGCCAACAGCCGTGGGAAGATGGCTCCAAGAAAAGTAGGAGTTGGAGCACAACAGGACAAGGATATTGAGTACGAATATATGGTTACTTGGATGATTGATCAGGATACTCATCTTGCTGAGGCTGTAAAGGACAACACTCACATATTTGAAGGAAAAATCCAGGTTCTTGATGAGAAGTCCGGCGAAGCACTTTATGATTGGGCGAATGACGGTGATCCTGTCAAGTCACCGGCACAAAGGGCAGAAGAAGTAAAAAAGATACAGGATGAAATCACAGAAAAGGCAACAGAACTTGGTGGTTCAAAGAATAAAGATATGATGAAGTGGTATAAGGATAAGTTCGGAGGAAATCATAAGAATAATAAAGACCTTGAGTTCTTAAAACAGGCTTTAAGCGAGATGGATCAATTCAAAGCAGTAGAGGAACAAAAGGAGGAAAAGAGTGAATAAAGTAATACTTATAGGAAGATTTGTTCGTGATCCTGAAGTAAGATATACATCAAATGATAAATGCTGTGCGAATTTTAGTATAGCGGTAGATAGAAAGTATAAGCAGGAAGGACAGCAAGATGCAGACTTTCCTCAAGTAATCGCTTGGGGAAAAACTGCAGAATTCATTGAAAAATATTTCAGGCAGGGAATGAAGATAGTAATTGAAGGACGAATCCAGACAGGCAAATATACAAATAAAGAAGGTCAAACAGTTTATACAACTGATGTGGTTGCAGAGTCTGTTGAATTTGCCGAAAGTAAATCTGCCACATCAAACGGTAATAATTCAAAGCCTGCAGAAAGTAAGCCTAAAATTGACGAGGACGGATGGATAAGTATACCTGATGATGTGAATGATGAGGGATTACCGTTTAATTAAAAGGAGGAACTATGAAGCCATTATATGGAAGTTTTGATTACTTAAAACAAAGAGAATGTATTCAAGTAGGAGAAATTATAGATCCTGAAACATTTTGCCATTTTTCGAATAATTCAACTTTTCAAAGAGATGATATATTTCAAATAGATTATGTAGCAGCAATAATCGGAGATGTTGGGCTTTATGATACTATAGCAAAAACGAATAAATATGCACCTTGGAGATATGTAGGCCAGTGTGAAAAGGGACATATAGAAAACAAGAATCCTGCACTGATGCCGTTTGTGTATATTTGTTCAAGGTACAGAGCAAAAACATCAGAGGAAAGGCTGCAAAATATTGAACTTGCTAAACATGCTTGTGAAAGAGTTATACAGATGGGGTCAATACCAATAGCACCGCATTTATACTTTACAAGATTTTTAAATGATAATGATGAATTTGAGAGAGACTTTGGTATGGAAGCCGGCAAAAAGATGATGGAGATGTGTAGTTCTTTCTTTGTGCTTACAGTAGATGAAGAAATCAGTGAAGGCATGGATGAAGAAATTAAATATATGACAGAGATACTTGGACTTGAGGGTAGCAACAAGGACTATACAAAAGAAGAGGCAAAAAGGATTGTAGAGCAAAGATTGGAGATTTGATATGCGTGTAGATGAAGTGGATATTGACCACTTGGTCGATTATAAAACTGAATATTCTCGCATTATCCCAAAATACAAAATCTCCGGAGATAATCTGACAGGTCTGTGTCCATTTCATGATGATAAAAACAATTCCTTTTCAGTAGATTTAAAAACAGGTTGTTGGAAATGTCATGCTGAAGACAGAGGCGGAAATTTTACATCATTTTATGCAGAGCTGAACGGTATCGATACTAAAGAAGCCTATAAAGCCATATTAAAGCAATATGGAGCTTATAAAGCAGAAGAAGATAAGAAGCCTGAGGGGAGCCTATTATCATATAGCGTAGCACAGTATGTACTTGAAAAGAGGCTCCCAGAGGACTTTCTAAAAGAGCAATGCTGTCTACAGACAAAAAAGGATAAACAGGGAATCCAATATTTATATATTCCATACTTTAATGAAAATTCTGATGAAGTGACCTACAGAAAGAGGTATGGAGGCAAAGCATTCAGATGGAAGTATGGTGCTGGCAAAGACATCTGCATGTATGGAGAGTGGAAACTTGAGCAAATCCGCAATGCCGGATATGTTGTCTTAGTTGAAGGAGAATCAGACAGTCAAAGTATGTGGTACATGGGCATAAGTACACTTGGAATCCCCGGAGCCTCTATGATGAGAAAAGAGTGGGCAACCACTCTGCAGGATTTAAAAGTATATATCCATGTCGAGCCTGACAAAGGTGGCGAAACATTCCTTCATAAAGTTACTACAGCACTAAGAGACGGCAGGTTTATAGGACAAGTATACAAGTGGAGTTGCAAAAACTTAGGGTGCAAGGATCCTTCAGATGTGTATATCAAATATGGAAAGGAAGAAGCTGCAGAGAAGATAAGAGAAGCTATCAGTAATGCCAAAACTATAGATATAGATGAGGAATCAATTCCTGAAGCTTTACCCGGAGCACCCGTTAATTTAAGGCAGCCTGAAGGGTGGATTTATTCAGATAAGGGTATAAGTAAGATTGATGAAAAGAAATTTACACCTGTAACAGTTTGTAGGACACCGATTATTTTAACCAAGAGACTTAGAAGTATGGAGACCGGAGAGGAAAAAATGGAGGTAGCTTTTAAGAGGGATGGTACATGGCACAAAGCAATATATTCAAGAAGTACTATCTTCACGGCAAGAGGTATTACAGTACTGGCAGATCTTGGGTGTACGGTCACTTCGGAGAATGCAAAGCAGGTGGTTAAGTTTTTGGCCGCACTTGAGGCGGAGAACATAGACATCATAAGAAAGGCTGACTCTACATCTACATTCGGATGGCAGGAAGGGAAGAGATTTATACCGGGACATGATAAAGATATAGTACTTGATATAGATCCATCACAAAGGGTACTTGCTGCTGCATATTGTCAAAACGGTACATTCAAAGACTGGCTTGAGATGATGAGACCACACAGGAAGAGAGATAAGTTCAGATTTATTTTAGCTGCAGGCTTTACTGCTCCGCTTCTTAGAATAATTAAACAGAGAATATTCTTTGTATATAACTGGGGAGGCTCTAAAGGTGGAAAGACTGCAGGACTAAAGGCGGCATTATCAGCATGGGGAGACCCTGAAAGGTTGATGGTAAATTTTAATGCTACGCAGGTAGGACTTGAGAGAACCGCAAGCTTTTATTGTGACTTGCCACTTGGAATTGATGAGAGGCAGCTTGCAGGAAATAACCAAAACAGCCTTGAAAAGATAGTCTACATGATAGCAAGCGGTACCGGGAAAATCAGAGGAGCAAAGTCAGGCGGAATTCAGGCAATGCATACATGGAGAACTGTTGCTCTTGCTACAGGTGAGGAGCCACTGTCAACGGAGACATCTCAGACAGGAGTAAGTACAAGAGTACTGGAGATATACGGAGGGCCCTTTGATGATGAAAGAGAAGCGTCTATGATGCACCAGCAATCGGCTATAAATTGCGGCTGGGCAGGTCCGGCGTTTATAGGAATGTTAATGCATACGGATGAGAGAAGTATAACCTCAAAGTATGATGAGATGATGCAGTTTGTATATCAGCTTAGTAAGGGCAAGAGCGGTTCGCATATAGCAGGGATTGCTGCAGTAGCACTAACTGATGCAATTATAGATACATGGCTGTTTGAGGGTTCAGAATGGCTTCACAGATATGAAGTCGGAGAATTTGACACTAAAGAGGCTAAGGACAATCCTGAAGCATTACAGATAGCTCCTGAGTCATGGGAAAGGGCAAAGGAGATGGCAAGGAACATCCTAAAAGAGCAAATGGATGCAGATGTTGGTGATGTCAATGAAAATGCCACACAATATATTATTGATTGGATTCTCTCAAATAAAGACAGTTTCGGAGAAAGAGTATACGGAACATGCCTAGGGCTTATACAAGGACCGGAAGTGTACATATTTCCATCAATGCTCACTCAAGCACTTACAAAGGCAGGATACTCATCCAGAAAGACTATGAAATATCTGGCAGATAAAAACCTGATCGGAACAACGACCAGCAAAAGCGGAGGAACAAAAAATTCGGTATTTAAGTGGTTCAATAACAGGCAGTGTCGATTTGTAGAATTTCATCTTGGAAAACTTGTAAAGGAAAGTGAGCCGGCAGTGGATGAAAACGGAAATCCGATGGAAGGTGGGTGGAATCAAGTTCCTGAAAATGAGCAAATGGAGCTTCCATTTGATTAGATTGTGCAAAATCAAGAAGTCACCAAATTTCAAAAAAGGTCACCATTTTAGAAATTTGGAGCAAATTTGGTGACTGTATGAGTGCATAAAAATATTAAAATATAAGCACTAAAATATATTGAATATAACGAAAGTTACTACACACCTATTTTAAAATTAAATTAGGTGTGTAGTCAGGTGTGTAGTTAGGTGTGTAGTAAGAATGGCTTAAAATAAGGCTTTATAACACTTATACACACCTATAACACCTATACACACATTTATATACCAATATATTTTTCAGTGGAAAGTGGTGATACCTAGTCACCAAATTTGCAAAAAAAACAAGGTGTATGTCAAAAATTAGGTGTGTAGGTGTGTAGTAAGCCTACAAACGGCGTAGTTGAGCCATTTTTACTACACACCTAAGGTTTTTCGCAGGTGTGTAGTAGGAAATAGGTGAGTAGTAAAAATGGATTTAAAAAATCGGATTGATGAACTCAAAAGGCTTGTAGAGAAACTCAAGAGGAATGATTTAAATGTCCCTAAAGAGGATCTAATGACGAAGTATAAAGAGTCTTACATGGGGTTGAAAAATGAAATAAAGCAAATAGCTGATGGTCTGATAGATGAGATACTGATAGAAAACTTGCTGATTGTCAAAGATGAAAGAGGATATAAATGTCTGGAAGATATAAGCAGGTTTGTCGAAAAGAAAAAGGATGAAGGGATTATTAGGCAGTGCAGTGATTTAATCTTTAAGGAATACAATGTGGATAAAGTGGTTGAACTGGCTAAAGATGTTAAAGTCGGAATTAGTGAAATTTATAGTAAGTATTTAGAGGAGGTAGAGCAATGAGTATGGCGGAAATATTAGGAATGCTTAACGAAAAAGCCAAGGAAGATGATAATAAGCATTCGCCTTGGACACGTATGGTATTAGAAAAAGATTTATTAAAAGGGCTAAGAACTGTTATTGTAATAGAATATGCCAAGACTATGAGACAAAAAAAGAGGAGAGAACATGGGAAACAGAGAAGGATATAAGGATCCAACTGCCGATATTGCAATGCACAGAGCGTACCATACTCATGGTAAATTAGATTACACAAAGTTCAACTCTTATGATGAGCTTAAGGATTACATAATGCAAAGGTACAAAATAAAGACCATGTATGAAGCTGAAGTTTACATTAGGGAGCACATGCCAAAAGAATCGTATTTCCAAAAGCAGATAATGGACTGGATTAATAAAAATATTCCTGGGGCTGCCGTATGGAAAGAAGCAGCCGGTCCGTATTCAGTAAGTGGGATTCCTGATATAACTTGTATAATAAGAGGGCTTTATTATGGGTTTGAAGTTAAGCGTCCATTTATTGGGAAGCTTAGTAAGATTCAGAAAGAAACAATTGACTGGATAAATAGATCAGGTGGTAGGGCATATGTTGTGACTTCGGTAAAGGAAGTTGCAGAAATTCTAAAAGATGAAATTAGAAGGAGAGTGTGATGATGAATAAAACCTCAGAAAGCAAGAATAAAATATATGCAATGCCATTGCTTAAGAACATAGGATTACAGGCAATAGGTAGAAAAGGGTGGGATTTACTTCAATGCCCGGTGTGCAATTGCAAGTGTTTTGAAATGCCACAGGCAAGGGTACTAAAGAGTTTAGGATACACAGGTATGTGTACAGAATGTATGCTTAAGCATCAATTTGGTACAAAGGGAGAGGATAATGCAAACTGATAATAAAGAGTTGAAAGTGACTTTAAAAAAGTACCTTGGTCAATACTACAGAGCGAAGATAAAGCGAAAACAATTAGAAATTAGACTTAAAAACTTTAGAGAAGAAATGTCCGGCACGCAAGGAGTAAAATATTCTCCTGTGCCGGGAGGACAGAGTGGAAGTCAAATATCCTCAACCGAAAATGCTGTTATGAGAGCAATGGAGATTGAGGAGAGAATCGTCAAACAGCAAGCACAGGTTCAAAAAGCAATGCTTGCTGTTATGGAGTTTATGGATTTCTTACCGATTGATTCTGTTGAGAGAAGCGTGCTTGAGTATAGGCATATAGATTGCTTACGTTGGGAACTTATAACTGCAAGAATGAGCTATTCAAAAGCTTCTTGCCATAAGTATTATAACGCAGGAATTGATATGCTACTTGGGTGTGATGAGGTTCAGGCAACTCTCCAAGAGTATATAGAGTCTAACAAGTAAAGTGTATTGACTTTATGGAAGATAGGGTGGTATTGTTGAAGTCACAACAACAATACAAGGAGGATGGTATGAATCAAAAAAGGAGAAATGTGATGGCTGTAATTTTAATTGCTATTATTGTTATATGCATTATAGGTATAATGGCAAAGAAGCCTACAGGAGATGATAAGCATGTAACTGATAAAAAGGAGACGGCAGAGTCGTTAACTGTTTCAGACAGCTCAGAAAAAGAAAAAGAAACTGAAACTGAAACAACAGAGAAGTCAGTGGCAATGGATGGGGTTGATATAATATTTTCTGACAACGTGAAAAACGATGCAACCGGCAATATGAGACTTGCGAAGGTTACTGGAGAAAAATCAGTGGAAAAGTATGTACTTGATTATTATAAAATGTATTTTAAGAGTGATCAGGAAGTACATGCAATAGTAAACTACACGCTTAATACAACAGCCTGTGTGACAAGTGTGGGTGATAAAATCAATGTGAGGATATATGAACACATAGATGGAGAGGAGCAGGATGCAAAGAAACTGTTCACTGGAGAGAAGTACACAGAGTACAATGTGGATAAAGAGACAGGAGCGATAGACGAGGTTGAGTGACTAAAGAGTAGACACAAATAGACTTTTATATGTGTTATTATAGTAGCATGGAGTATAACGAAAGGGGATATAGCGTAAGGTCGATGGAGTCCTGTGCTATGTCCTTTTTTTACACAAAATACTGAATGCATCAAAAAATAGTAGGTACTACCAGAGGGGGAGGCCACATGCGGGGCGGAAAACGGCGCGGTCCTTTTCCCTAAAAAATC